GGTCTAAACTTGTTCTATTACAAGAATGGACTGATGAGCGTGAGTTCTGTGTGAAGTTATTATCATTCACAACAGGACTAACAGAAGAAGAGATTGAGAATAGTGATTACATGGAAGTAGTCAAATTATCTAATGAAATCTCCACTTTTTTAGGTCAAGATGGGGACAAGTTCTATAACGAGTTTAGTTTCAATAAGAAAAACTATCGTTTTCTTGATTTACCTAATTTAACATTTGGTGAGTTTATAGACATAGACACATACCTATCTAAAGAACCCCACGAGAAGAAAAAGGAAATGCCACTAATGATGGCGATGTTATATCGTGAAATAGATGAAGAAGGAAACTACAAACCTTACAACTCAAAGGAATTACAAGCCAAAGCAGAGGAGTTCAAGAAACTACCAGTAAAGTATGTGAGGGGAGCAACCAATTTTTTTTTTCATTTAGAGAAAACCTTACAAGGCAATTTTCAGGCCTCTTTTTACCAAAGGTTGAAATTGATGGGAAGGATGATTTGGATACTCGTGAAGTTCGTTCCTTTGATAAGTTTTGGGGTTGGTTCGCTACTCTTGTTTCGCTGGCGAACGAAGATATTACAAAGATTGAAGAGATTACTAAATATCCGTTAGTATTTGTTCTCAACTATTTATCATATCAAAAGGACATAAACGATATAAGAAGAAGAGAACAACAGAAACAACAACAAAAAATGAAAAACAGATAATATGGCGAACGCAGTTGGATACTATAACTTTAAGAAGATAATGGACTTGTTGAGACAATTAGCAGATTACCATGAGCAAATACAATCGTGGGGATTTGGTGATGTAGAACAACTTATCTATCAAACAGAAATGAGATTAAAACAGGAGAACACAGGGAACCAAGCGCCCTTCTATCCTGCGATGTGGGTTATACCTGAATTAGCGAGAACTGATGGTAAAGAAACTACCTATGAGTTCAACATCCTAATCATGGATATACAGAATGTAAAAAACTTTGAGAACGAGTTAGACACATATAGTGATACATTAGACATCCTTAAAGATGTTATTGCTCAATTAAAATACGCAACAGGAATGGAATGTTATTGCCAGTTGGATATAGATTATCCTATTGATATGACCCCATTTGGTGAGGCTTACGACGACTATGTAAATGGTTGGAGTGGAAGAATTAGATTGAGAGTGCCTGACGCAATAAACAGGTGTATAGCACCATACGCAGAGTTTCCACCTTGCGACAATAATAGCGACGGAGTAAGTGAGTAATTATCAATTCTATTCGTTTCAAGCAATACCACAACCGAACTATGATGCGGCGATGGCAGAACTTGCTGCTCTGTTCCAACAAGCACTCAAAGACAATCTTGCTAAACCTTATCCATACGCACCAGGATACTTCGGTCAAAAACAACAGACAGGTTTTAGAGATATGAAAAAGAAGACAGGTAATCTATACAACTCAATTAGAGTTTCATTTGACGCTGATGCTGATAGGATGAGAGTTGTGATGTTGGATTATTGGAAGAATGTGAATGATGGAAGACAACCAGGAAAATATGTGCCACTTAAACCATTAGAGAAATGGATTAGGAACAAAGGATTAAACAGAGACCCAAAAGGTAGATTTAAGAAGTTTAACATAAAGGGAGTAGCCGCAGCAATATCCAAATCAATCAAAGAAAAAGGTATTCAACCCACAAACTTCTACGATGATAGTTTTGATGTCCTTATTCAAGAGTTCAAGAAACCTGATGGGCCTGCTGCTCAACTTGGGATGGACTTACAAACATTTCTAATCAATATATTAAAAGAACCAAACGAATAATATGAGCGTAATAATAAATGTAGAACAATCACCTCTAACAATTACCCCGAGTAATGGTGAGCACATCTACACCCTATCATCAACAGGATACACATTACAGAACTTCAAGTTTGTAATAGACATATATTTTAGACCTGATAGTATAGATTTTTCAGGTAATCCTCAACCTACTACAAGATTAAAGGTTCGTCCTAATTCTTATGGTAGAGCAATCGTTGAGTTAGAAGAGATAGTTAGAACATTCCTTAAAGCCAACCCAAGATTTTCGGGTTCAACATATCCGTATCTAAACTATGTAGCACAGGAGAACTCTGTATTGACGATGAGTGATGCTACAAATACAAGAACATTAAATGCGTTCAACATATTCAACGGGAATAATCTATCACAGACATTACCTGTTTTATGGCACGCAGAACAATACATCGTAAAGGTGGGTTGTGAATACGAAGACGCTACAACAAACTCAATAGTATTAGATATGGATTTGTTAGGTTCATATCAACCAGCACCTATCAACATATTTCCTGGTGTGGATAATAAACTTATCCCATCACCTTACCTATCAGGAGCAACATTAGGTTCGGGTTATACACAATCCCCTAACTTCTTCCAAGTAGATAATCAGTCGTGGTATTACTATGACTTGTTTAGACACATATATCAACAAGGGGAAGACACAACTTGTGGGCCTCGTGAGTTTCTAAATGCTGCTGGTAGAGAATACAAGACAATCTCACAAGATGGTTATGTATCACAGAGAGTTAGAAGAAGACAACATCATCCAGATTGTCCTATTGTGATTTCATTTTTAGACGGACAAAACGACTATTTCAATAACCAAACTACAAGGGTAGTAGTAAGAGGTGCTGATTTTCAAGGTCAAAACTACACTTATTCAGCATTTACAGCAAACAACTCCACTATCACAAACAACTATGATATATGGAAGAATGCTGTGTTCTACATGCCGTGGAATATTACACAATCAGGAACGAATGTAATACCACAGGACGCACAGAAATTATGTTTCTATTTAACTAATGGAACTGATATGAACTTCTCGGCAAGAACAAGTGAGATACTTGAGTTCTATATGGAAGACCCCGATTGTATCAATCAACCTATACACTTGTTATTCCTAAATGGAAGAGGTATGTGGGACACTTATACATTTGGTAAGAAATCAAGTAAGACATTTGAGACAGAGAGAAAACAATACAGACAAGAGAGTTCATTAGACAAGTCATATTACTCAAGGGGTTCATCACAAAGAGGTATAACAATTTACGACCAAAATGCTACTTACAAGATAGAATGTATGTCTAACTTTATGACTGATGAAGATACAGTTGTTGTAGAGGAAATATTCTTATCACCTGAAGTGTATATCATAGAGGGGACAACAGAAATGATTGACCCATGTGCTCAACCTGATATTGAGAATTGTGAGAGTTGTTTAGGTGAGATTAGACAATACCAATACCTATTACCAGTTGTGTTGGAAAACAGAGAATTAAAAAAGTTCCAAAGACAATACCAGAAGATATTTCAATACACATTTGACTTGAGATATGCTGATGTTAAACGCTTTAGAGCACAAGGATAATATATGGGATTACAAATACGAACTTATGTAAATGGGAACCAAGAGTTTATTGAACTCTATGGTAATGAAGATATTGATATGGAAGTATCTTTTGCGGAGATACAGGACATCACTAAAAAGAATAGTGCCTTTACCAAAGAGTTTAAGGTTCCTGGCTCCAAGAACAATAACTACATCTTCAACTACTTCTTTGATATAAACCAAGTATTCACAGATTGGAACCCCAAGAAAAAGTTTGAGGCAGACCTACTATATGATGGTTATGAAATCTATAACGGGTATGTAAGATTGAATAGTGTATCTATCAACAAGATAGAAAAAGTGTATTCTATTACATTCTATTCAGCCGTAGGAGACCTTGTAGCAAACATCGGGGACAAAGCATTATGTAATATTGATACGAGTTCATTAAACCACTCACTATACAATCCAAGTATCGCAGAGAGTTTATTTTTTGACCCATCATTACACAACCCATATTCTTACAACCTTGCTAATCCTACAAATCCAATTACACTCAACCCAATCAACGAAGGTAAGGTTCAGTATGTATTAGGACAAAGAGGTTATGATTATACTGGTTCAACATTTAGAGACATTAGAGATATAAACACAGCCAATACCCCACTCCTTGATTTTTCAGGGACACCAGGGTTCTTTGATTTTTCAGGGTCTCCGCTCATATCTTCATATCTTATTCCTTCTGTTAGGACAAGAACATTATATGAACTTATAGTCAATCAAGCAGGATATTATCTTGAGAGTTCTTTTTTTGATACTGACTACTTTGGTAGATACTATATCCCCTTATCCTTTAATACCGAGCAACCATTCATGGCTCAAGCAGCCCCTTATAGATACGAGTGGATAAATACAACGGGTGAGACAAACTCATATATTAGAGACATAAATAATTTTACCGCAGGGACAAGCAGTTTCCAAAACTGGTTTAAGACAGAAAACATCGTTGAAGAAAACTTTGATTTCAACCCTCTTGCGTATTCTGGTTATTCCGCTACAACTTTAACAGCGAATGAATTGACCTATATGTTTGCTCTACCACAGAGCAACGGAGAACCTTTTTCTTGGGAAGCAACAATAACTGTAGAGAGCACAGCACCATTCGGTGTATTCCCCTGGATTTATACAGGTGGAACATTCACACTATGGGAGTATCTACAAAACTCAACACCATTAAATGCTTCGCTAATCAAGAGTGTAAATTATTTCGTTCTAACTCAATCATCAGGTTTAACGAATACATTTTTTATGACGGGGACAACAACATCCACAGGTTCGTTTTATGGAACGGATTTGTATATGCTTACCTATACCAAAAATG